ACGTAGACTTGTCTCCGTCTAGTACTTCTAGACGATATGATCCACCCTCTATTATCTCAGTCTTTTTATTCTTACCATTAACTTCTTCATAACCCATTAATGGTGAGTGCCATATTCTTAACCTATTAAGATTATTACTCTTTTTAGGTGTAGTAGTACCTTCTCCTGCAATACCCATAGCTTTAGCCATAGCATTGTAGTTATTAGTATCTATTGTCATTATTTCTGTCATTAAATTTCCTTTCTGTTTACATAAGTTCCGTAGTTATATCACGCAACATCTTTAGTGTCAAGCCAATTATCACCTATTTTTGCTTCAAGTAATAATGGCACATTAAACTCAATCTTAAACTGCCTTTCAATAATACTTTGCAGATCATTATTAAGTTTCTTAATTATATATAAAACCTGATCTACTTCTTCAGGGTGTATATCAACTACCACAGAATCATGCACAGAATTAACTATACAAGACTTGTGGGTAGATAGCAAGTTCTCCATGTGTATTAGCACTAAGGGAACTATATCAGCAGTAGCAAATGACTGTACAGGATAATTCTTTATCTGCGTAAAGTGACTTACACTGCCATTTCTTCTTCTTTCTACATCAGGGAAAGCAAACTGTCTACCTGATGGTGTAGTAATCATTCGTTTATCTAGAGCTTCTTTAGCCAATCTGGTGTGCCATAGCTTGATACCTTGGTACTTTTCCGTGAACTGCTCATAATATTTTGCTTCAGCAGACGTTCTCCCAAATCCTGTTGCTCCATAGAGGGGTGCAAAGGTATGAGCTTTTGCTTCTTGCCTAGTAGTCTTCTGACCTGATTCCGTAATGACAGAAGCAGTGTATGCATGTACATCAAATCCATCTTCAATCTCCTTCATTGCTGTTTTATCTTGTGATAGGAAAGCCGCTGCCCTAAACTCTAGTTGAGCAAAGTCAGCTTCAAGTATCTTTCCCCCTTGCCATCTTGATACAAATACCCTCTTGACAGGGAATGTACCACCTCTAGGCATATTCTGCATATTAGGGTCTGCACCACTGAATCTGCCTGTAGAAGTTCTATGTTGTAATAATCTAACATGTAGTTTCTTGTCAGGTTTTACATATATATTTATACCCTCTACAAAAGAGGACAAGTAAGTATCTAATGCTGATACTCTTTGTAGATCAGTTAAGAAGTTATAAGCATCCTGTCTATTTGTATTCCTAGCTGATCTCTGTAGTATTGCTAACATATTTTTATTAACACTAAAACCATTAGCAGTAACCCATTTAGCAGTTGGTGGATTGAACTTAAAACCTGCTACATTATTAGATGGTTTAAATATATAACCACTACCCTCACATTTATCACACTTAGGCTGATTAATATAGGGTGTACCATCTTTCTTTATCTTTCTAAGTCTACCTGTTCCATAACAATGAGAGCATCTAACTGCTGTAGTTTTATATACTATGTCTGAATGTTCATTTATTTTACGTACTAAGTCTGCCTTATTCATATAAGGATGAAAGTGATTCAACCATGTTGTTTTTTCTTTAGGTTTACGACTATATATAACCCAAGACATTTGCTCAGGACTATTTAAATTAATAGATGTGTCACCCATTAGGTTAGATACTTGTAAACGAAGTCTCTTCTCTGTCTCAATCTTTTCTTTCTCAAACTCAGAACGAACTTCTTCTAGCTTACTTAGATTAACAGCAAAACCTCGTGAGTATATCTTAGCCAATACTACTGATACACTATTACTGAGTACTACTGTTTCCATTAAACCACTATATTCTACAGTGTTTAGTTTTCTGTATAGTTCATCAGATAATTGCTGTGTAGCATGTAAGTCTGCTGAAAGATATTCAGACAATTCTTCAGGTGGTATTTCGTCAACTCCCATGTCTTTCTTAAAGTATTCCTTCAGTGTGTCCTGTTTCTTTGTGTCTAGGTCATATCTTTCTGCACATGCTTCTAGTGACAGAGGTTTCTTTATACCTCTCTGTAATACATATTCTGCTAACATAGTGTCAAACACACTACCTTCATACTTGAACCCACATTCCCACAACCACATTAGGTCGTAAGATATATTGTGACCAATAAGTATTGTAGCTTTATCTAGTAGTTCTTGTACTCCATCAAAGTTATCTCTGAATAAATACTCCTTACCTGTATCCGTTAGACAACCCACCATAACTAATTTGTTGGTAGGCTCAAAAGGATCAAGGTGCATCTTGCCATCTCGCTTAGTGACTGTATTTTCTACGTCAAGTGTTAGTTTCATTGTTTATACTCCTTTAGTATATAGTTGTCTATAAAATGTTGTATATCTGCTTTATGTCTGTACCATTTATTCTTATACAGATTTCTCCAATTATCATTGAGTAGTGTAACTACAAACTTGCCATTAACTAATACAGTACCACTCTCGTAATCTTCTACATCAAGACCTGCTTCAATTAACTTTATTAGTTTTTTAAGTCTACCAACTTCTCTTTGAGAGGAATTAGAGTACTGTAGCTTATGATAATTTCTTTGATCACACTCCTTAGCAAGAATCTGTTCTTGGTGTAACTCTTGCATCAGATCAGGTATGTCTTTCTTAGTATACATACTTTCTGCCTTCTCTATCTTGGCTCTATGCTCATCTAAGTATCTTGTAGAATTAGCTAGTCTTCTTGTCTCATCAGCAAACGCTCCAAGTCCAGTATTACAATGATGACATATCCAACCTCTAAATGTATTGGTTTCATGGCAATGATCTAGTACCCAATTTTTCATTCTCATTTGACCATACTTAGCTAGTTCCTCTATGTCTCTCTCACATATAGGGCAACAGTAGTCTTCACTAGGGTATTCATTTTCACTCCTTAACTTTTTAATCACAGCCTTGTGACCATTCTTACATGACTTACAGGTTCTCTTTATCTCACCTGATTTCATTGCAATAAACTGTGTTACAGGTTGCTCTATGTCACACTTGATACACGTTAAATATTTTGTCATAACTCATACCTTCCTATTTTATAGTTGAGTGTGCATATTCTAGAACCATGCCACCCTGTTAGTTTATTCTTTACCACATTTAAATGTCTTTGTAAATCTTCTGGCTCATTTACGTTAGGTGTTTCTTGCTTAGGTGGATTCTTAGCAATCAGTATCATCAAGTCAGCTTCTGCTGCCTTTCCTGTACGACTACCTTCCATCATGGCTTGATTGAGTATAACCTTACCCTCTGCTTCAGCATTTAACTGCGACATGTAAAACACGGCACACTCATGTTGCTTGGCAATCATACGAGCATGTATAGCATTTGCTTTAAGTGCTTCATCAGGTCTTGAGAACCCACCTGATCTAGAGAACTTATCTCCCATATCAAGTACGAGTACATCAGGTTTGTATGTTTTACACACACTCTCTACCCATGCCATATCACGATCAGAAGCATCTTTTATTTTTACTTTATCTCTGATAGGTGCATAGGAATCTCTAGCCTTACTAGGGTTTGCCTTAATCTCTTGCATAGTCATACCTGTACAAGCAGTCAGGTATCTTGCACCAACTCTGTGATACCCTTCCTCATTACATAACACAATACAGTTTGCACCCTGATGTGCCAAACCTTCAGGTCCTGCTATCATACTTGCATGGAAAGATGTCTTACCTGTATTAGGTCTAGCACCTATCTCAATCAAGTGTCCTGCATTAACTCCACTAATTTGTCTAGTTAGACAAGGTATATTGAAATGCCATCTAGCTTCTAGATCATTCTTAGCTAGAAGTGTCTCTATGGATATATCATCCCACTCTATATTTAAGTCAGGTGTAAAGTCATCGTTATGTTGCTCAATCAAACGTCTCAAGGGTTCAAGGCTTGACTGCGTTCCATTAACATACTCAAATCCTAAGTTAGCAACATCCTCTCCTACTACCTGTTGAAATAACTTTGATAACACTTCTTGTGCAACATCACCACCTAGAGGTGTCTCTTTCTTTACCTGAGCAAACAGAGAAGAGTATGCCTGTTTCTGTGCAGTCGTTAGTGTAGGGTTATTAGACATAAACAATGCTTCAATCTCGTCAGGTGTTAGTGTCCTTTCATACCTATCCATTGCTGTGTCTATTGCGTTCTTTATTTTACGAGCATCCTTACTGAATAGTCTGTCAGGACATTTTGCTCCTCTGTGTTCTGAATAAAATTCTTTATCCATTAAACTTCTTAATAGTGCTAGTTCCATATTATATCTCCTTTGGGGTTAGGTTCATTAAATTTATTATATCTACATCATTCTTATATTTCAAATCATCTGTTAACTTCAGTACGTAAACATTCCTTACGTATGCTTTTAACTCTTTAGCAAAAGATAGTGTCTTAGGTAATGCATCAGGGTCTAGTGCTATTATAGCTGTTGAGAATCGTGTCATATATTCTTTATGAGCTTCGGATAATGATGTACCTAACACAGCTACCCCAACATATGCATCACTACCTATAACTGAAGCACTGACACAATCCTCAACAACAACTGCAACACTACCACAACCATATACAAAAGGCAAGTCATTATTTCCATATCGTTTCCATTTGGGTAGTCGGTTTGTTATAGACCTGCCTATCGCATCTAGGATAGTATTGTTATGTGTGACAGGGAATACAACACGTTTGTCTTT